GCCTATTCTGCGTGTATCTGTCCTGAGATTTTTCATTCTTGCTGTTCCTTCACCTTCTGGCAAAAGATGTCTAGTAAGAGTGTCTTTTCTTGGCAGACCTCTAGGATTTCTGTTTGCAACAGAACCAGTGTTTACATTTTCAAGAACAATTTGTGCCTCTTGGGCAATCTTGATGATGTCGTCACAACCACTGAATTTTGTTGGGTATTTCCATTTACCCCAGCAGTCAGGCTTTGCTTGATGATAATGGTCAAAGTAATCAAGACCGAGAGGCTTTCTAGTTGTTACTTCTTTGATTCTGTTTCCCTCAGTTCTAAACAAAATGATGATATGAGAAATCATCTTTTTTGTATAAATTGGGTCAATGGCTCTGTTATCTACATACTTTGGCCAATAAAGACCATGAACCATGTAGTACATCTCATTTCTAGTTTCACCTTTACAAATAGAAAGTCCCTTATACGCATGTCTGTAATTCATATCAGGCGGCATTGCTTGAATGTTATCAATCTTTTTTTGGAGTTCCCTCTCCTTTGTTTCATACTCTCTGCGTAAAGTATTGACAAACTCTGACATCTCAGATACTTTCGCATTGATGTTCTCTTTGATTAGTTGGAGTTTTTCAGCAAGTTTGCCTCTAAACTCTTCCCTAACCTGGGCTTCCATTTCAGGAGGAGATTCCTCGTCTGCAACCAGCCTGAGTATTCTATCACCAATACGCATTGTTACGCCATTGGTCTTGATAGCATCAACATCAATACTCTCTAACTGCTCAAACATGTAGTTTATGTCACGCTCTGACCTTCTCTTCATTTTACTCACTGGCGCACCTCACCAAACGACAAGAGAGGGACACTTGTGCGCCCTCTCTCATTTCTTTTTGAAACACAACAAATTAACCTGCCACATCATACGGACGAAGTTCAACTTTCATGCCTTCGGAAAACTCACTAGGCGCAGAACTCTTACCGATTTCTTCACCATTCATGAAGACACGGAACTTACCAAGACCTGAGTCTTTTGCGTAAGAAAGTACGGTCTCCTTGAAAGAAGTACCGGGGCGCACATCGTAGTTCATGCCGTTGACACGAATGTAAGTACCATAAGAAGGACTCTCATCATACATTTCGTCCTCTTCCAAATCTACATTTTGATCCCATACACCGTTGTCCATAACATTTACCTCCTTTTTATCGTAGTTTTATTATACAATAATTTCGTATGCTTGTAAACTAGTCAACTTTTGACATAAGAAAATAATTTTCTGAATCATCGTTTTTCTGCATACAAATCATCCCTAGTTCCCTATCCTCTAAGTAAGATAGCTTCATGGTAAAATTCTCATGGTCTTCTTCCACAAGAGCCATCATTTTAGCGAAATTTCCATAATCAAAACAGATAGTTAAGTCCGTACTCTCAATTTCTGAAAGCTCAAATTTTAGGGTGTTAGAGACAGTATTTCTCTTATCAGTCGCTTCAATGGACAGTATACCAGCTTCAACATTAAAGTAAACTCTTCCGAATCTTGTACCAACCTTTTTTATCTTCTTGAAAGTATTGACAAAATCTTCATTTACCTCTGCTTCATGAAAAAAATCTATTGAAGCTAGTGGAGCACCCGCTGAAAATACTCCAACAACTGTTGGAGCACAGAAGAAAAGATTTGACCTTTGTCTTCCAACTGTAAGAGTTATCCTATTCTCATGAACGAAAAGATTTGCCTCATCTTCGTCTATGAGATTGAGAAATGGCATAACATATTGATTTGGTTCATTAAAATTGAATTGAAAATCATCATTCTCAGTCATACCGATTATAACATCATTGGGTACATCAAGTAACACAATACCATCGCTATGTTGTGTTATCATCTTTGACTCAATTTTGTTCTGAGTGAAATTCAACTGAACCGTGTCAATACTCATATTGAGCGTTGCCTTTCTCAAAACAGTTTTAAAATTTTCTACATTAACACGCATTTATCTCTCCTTAGTGTATTGTAATATCTTTTCTATTTGATAATTTTGGATATTCTCTTGTAAAGAAATCTGGGTCCTCTAAGTAATCAAAGTCACCATCATCATCAAAGACCCAGTAGATTCCTTTTATTGAAACCATTTTATTGGAGTAAACTACATACTTTACCCCAAACTCTTCAAGCAACAAAACTAATTTCTGCATTTGTGTCATTGTATTGCCTTCATCATTGCTAGAATTTTCTTTGCCTCGTTTTTGGAGCACATGTGCTCCTCCCTGATTTGTTCCAATAACTTAGAGTCTTCTTTTGATTCTTTTGTCTTCTTTGTCCAACGAATGAATCTTTTACCCTTCGGAACTTTATCGAAATAGTATTCATATATTATATCATCTTTGAGTGTAAATTGTAAAGGATTAATTTTATTCACTAATCCTATCAGTTCTGGGTCGTGTGCAAGCCACATTGATAAAAGGTAAGCAGGACAGTCTTTTTTACTGAACTCTGTTTTCCTTTTATAAAATATGTTGTTGAGAAACTCAAAGAATCTATTTTCTTTCTTAGCCATCTTCTTCCATCTCTTTGTAATAATCTACCCATCTTGGGTCAAGTTCACAAAAAACTTCTTTTACTAATGGGTTAAATAGATAATCTGAATCTGGTTCACAGTCCCAATCATGTCTCCACATCGCATTTGTTAGAGCCTCAACTATTCCTTTTTGATAAGAGTAGAAGTCATCCTTTGAACCATCTAGAACTGCTTTCAGAACATCATCAAAAATCCCTGTTCCACTACACCATCCCATATTTCTCTCCTATAATTCAAATAAATCTTCCTGTAGATTAAACTCTTTATTTCTCATATCTTCAATAATATACCAGCCTTTTGTATAATTATTTTTCTTCTTTGTGATTCCGTTTAGTAAGCTAAATGATCTACTATTTCCTTCTGGATACAAGTCTGAGTAGAATATACCAAATAGCGTTTCGCCTATGAATCTTTCAATTACAAAAGACTGATCTTCAAGCCAAGTATGCCATCTTATTGTTGAGCCAATAAGATCATTTGGATTTATCCTTCTGTAATCTTCACTTATTCCTATCATTTTCTATGTTTTTGTCTTATTTCTAAAAGTCTTTTGATAGAATTGTTTAAAGTTCTTTGTTGCTCTGTTATATCTTTAATATCAAGTATAAGATCACTATAACGAACATGATTTACTGTCTTGAGACAGGATTCTAGATTATCCTTGTTCATCCACATTGGACCTAGGTGATCTTCAAATTCAATTATAAAAACTCTTTTCATTATATTATACCTCTTTTTATCATGTCCATAACCATATACATGAAGTTTATTTCCTTAATTGCCACAAGTGAGTCCCATCGTAATGCTTCACCAATAGCAAGAATCGCATCACCTGGGGAGGCAAATTCTCCTGCTTGTTCAAATAGATAGCCGTATAAGTCTGCATAACTTATGTAGTTACTTCTGAGAATTTTTCTAATGGAATCAACATCTTTAGCCTTCATTGCACCAAAAATTTCCGCAAAAGTTTCCTCTGTAGCTGAAAAGACCGGCTTGTCTCTCAGTTTGCCTTTTACGACATTTTGTTGTAATGTATTGATTGTTGAACGAATGTCAGGATAACATCGTTTGATTATTTCAATTACTGTCTTTTTCTCTTTTGGTCCTGTAGTTATCTTTTCATCTTTGAGAATCTTATAACAGTGATTGAATATTTCTTTTGCGGGCGGGTTGGTCATTTCGACAACTTGACACCTTGATTTTATGGCATCAATTATCATGTGACCATAGTTGGCTTGAAAAATGAAGCGGGTAACTCCTTGAACAAATTCAATTTCATCACGCAGAGTCCTCTGGGCATCTGGTGTTAGGGCATCTGCTTCATTCATAACAATAATTTTGAGACCCGTGAATCCCATTGCCCGACCAAACTCTTTGACTTTGGTTCGTATGGTATCAATACCTCTTTCATCAGAGGCATTAATCCACATGTTGTCTAGTTTGGTTTTCTTCAGAAAGATTCTTGTATAAGTTCCCTTGCCTACTCCCGGTGGACCAATCAACATCAAGTTTGGCACCTTTTCAAACGCCTCTTCAAGATATGGTTTAATCTCTGGATTCAATATCATATCTTCAAATTTCTTTGGCTCGTAAAGATGCCACCACATTCTAGATTTATTCATACTTTAATCTCCTTACAATTTATCGCACATTACAGTAATATTATACAATAAAATTGAGGAGTTGTAAACTATCCAAAAAAATCTTCGATACTTGCGCTTTTTTTATGTGCGTGAACATTCCTATAATTTAAATTGACAACATCAAGAGCAAATTTAGGCATCTCTTTCATTTTTATATACTTACCTTTACTTACAAACTCCTTCCATTCTAAGTCATTGTTCTTAGGGTAATTAAAGTTCCATCCAGCCCGTCTAACAACTTTCTTCATATCTTTATTTAATGGCATTATGTAGCGGAACATTTTTCCCTGTATCTTCTTAATACCTTTTAATTCCATAAACTCCGGTGTTAACCAAAATAGTTTTTTCTTCCCGACAAGTTTTGCGTTTTCAACTAACAAAGGCTTTGAAGTTCTTGGGTGAATTTTTTCACCATCCGCTCCCATGTAAACGGGAGTCCAAAAGAAGCCTCCGTAATAGAAGTTAGATGCTTGATATACATACCCAACTTTTCCAACAATTCCATCAGCCAGTGTATAAAGTAGTTGTTTTTCTGTATTTTCCTTCATCCACTTCTTTACTTTGGCGATAAATTGGGAACCTGTGTTTTTGGGCATATCATCATGAATACACATTTTTCCTATTTCATAGTAATTTTCTGTAGTTAATCCAGGGAATAGTTTGTTGATTGTTTGGAGGGGTTGGGTTCCCCAGCCTAATGTTAGGGTCCCAACTAATTGATTATCTTTGAACAAACCTAGATAATGCTTGGTAAGTTTAGGCATTACTTTTGAATAATGGTATCTCTGTATAAATTCTATACAGTCATATTTGTTCATTTCAGATATATACATGACTTTAATATTATACAATAAAATCAAGGAGTTGTAAACATTTATTCTAGATAAGGAATTAATTCTATTTCACCCTTCTTGACCATTTCATTAATTTTATTAATTAATCTTCTTCCCTTGTCTGTTGCTTTTGCTCCTCTACCTCTTCCCCAATGTTTTGAGCACACATTTCTATATGCTGGAGTTTGGTCTGTTGCTTTCGTATTCATTTGAGGACTATTACAACCTTCTATAGCACAGTAACATCTTTGTGTTGTATCTCTGTATGAATTTGTTTTGGTATTCAAAGTATCATAATCTAAGTCCATCCTGTTCTCTGTTATGAAGTTCTCAAGAATTTCTGACATTTGAAACCATTCGCCTTTTATATAAGTTTTATGAAAATTTGTGTGGTATTTGTCCTCTGTACCTTTCTCACCAGGCATTATTCCAATTATTAGAAGTGTTTGTGAGTTTCCAACCTCTAATTCGTTTCTTCTTTTTGCTACTTTCTTTATACTTTTACCTATAGTATGTCCTATCTTTACTCTGTCTAATTCTGGTTCTAATATAAAGTATATCATCTTACTTGTCTCCTTGTCGAGTCATGTCGAGTCATGTCGAGTCATGTTCTTAGCTTTTTCCTTTGTTTTCAATGGTTTACGGGCTTTTGAAAAAAGGCAAAATAAAGGGATGCCTTTCCAGACATCCCCGGCTGATTGTAGAGCTACTATGTGGTTTGGTGATTATTCACCATTGACGGCTGCCTTCAGAGCGGCAGAAGCTCTAAACTTCGGCACATTCTTGGCAGGAACGGCAACAGGCTCACCAGTTTGTGGGTTACGAGCGGTGCGGGCATCACGGAACACGCTCAGGAAGGTTCCGAAACCGACCAAAGTAACCTTACCATCTTCGGCAAGACCAGCTTTGATACCGTCTAGAACGGCACCGATAACAACATTGGTGTCTTTCTTGGTAAGACCGGTTTCAGCCGCGACAAAATCAGTAAGTTCCTTTTTGTTCATAACACTTTCCTCCTTTACAGTTTTTGTTTATGTGACTTGAAAAATAGGATTTTTCTCACTCACCTAGGACAATGATACTATCATTCAGGTCAGATGTAAACTCGACCTCGGGATTTTTTTCGCTATGGCCGAGAATCGTTTTAAACATTTCATATTGATAGTTTATCCCTCTGTAACAGCGAGAACAAACCCTGCCAACTTTTGGGTGTTTGTGTAAGGCGCAGATTGCATATTCGTCTTCAATGAAGGTTCCGCAACTTCCACAAACATACGCCATTTTCATTTCATTTTTCGACTTGTCCAAGTTTTTGACAAATATTTTAAACTTTTCCCAGTCCATTGTTATTTCCTTGCCGCTAGCCATACCCCAAATGAGTAACCCATTGCAAATAGAAAGAAGGTGTTCTCAAAAAACGCTGTACCTAGCATAACATCAAGCCAGAGTATAAGCTGGCACCACCAATCTATCGGCATCCTTATTTTCATCCATTCTAATACTAACATTATTCTCTCCTATTTAGTTGGAACTGCTAACGCTTTGTCAAATTCAAAATCTACAAATGCCAACTGGAGGAATTGTATCGCATCCTGGACAGATGTAAACTCGACCTCGGGATTTTTTTCGCTATGGCCGAGAATCGTTTTAAACATTTCATATTGATAGTTTATCCCTCTG